AACACAAATGGTTCCAAAAATATACAATACTGATTATAATATGATATTCACCGTATTTAAAGTAACACACGTAATTAAAGAAAATGACTGGGAAACAACCATAGATACTTATTCGAGAATAACAACTATCCCTGGTGACTTTGGTCCTGAATATGATGACTCAGTAGCCACTGTACCTGGACTCACTGTGCCTAGACTTGAACGAGTAGGTGAACAATAATATGGCATTGCGTAAAAAAATATATTATCCAGATAGTCAGATAGAAAATGGTCTTTTCACAAAAGGAAAAGAATGGATGACTATTGACAACTGGAAAGAATATGTGGGATACTATCACAAATATTCCACAGGTGAAGTTTTTACTGAAAGAGAATGGGACTTATTTAAATCTAAAAAACTAGTATCATATCGTGACAGAAGTGATTCTTATTTCAAGTATTTGGATTTAAAAAAATATGTGGTTATTAATCAAAATAAAACAGAAGTATTGGGTGCAAACATATTTTCCAGATATAGTGCCCCTCGTGCGATAAAAAGAACACCATCTCAAATAGAAATAAATGAAGGGTTTATGACAAGATACTTTGTTATAAAACTAAATGAACCTGGTAGTATTTGTTATGAAATTGCAGAATCAGAAACAAAAACCTTCAAAACAAAAAATACAGGAATCAATCAATATTTGTATGATATAATTGAAATTCCTTGGAAAATAAATGGATTGGAATTTGACAAATATGAAAATGGTCTTCTAAAATATCCAGGGATCGTGGATTCAAATCTAAGAATTATCGAGAGATATTCGAAAAAATTTCCTATATTAAAGAAAATTCTAACGAATCCACGAGAGCATTCAAAGTACAATAGATAAGTTATGTTTAAAGATACCCCATGTATCTGTGTCCCGATTACAACTAATAACAACTTTCATCCGTCTCAAACGGAGATTATTGCCTTGTATCTTCACTTTCAAAATGGAGATGTAAAGTTAATCAACTTCTCACACCCAGATGCCTTGACGTCTGACTGGGAATTAAAGAACATAAAACTTCATCCAAAATCGCTGGTATTAAACAAAAAAGGTGTAATCTATAACGGATTCAATGAAGGTATAGACCTAAACTCCTATCTTCAATACTACATAGACGATACAATCAATATACAAGATTTTTACGGAAAAGCCATTGAACAACTTCAATCCCGTCTTTACTCTCATAGGAACTTGGGTAAGATAATTCCCCTATCAAAGTGGATTGAGTTTGCCGAGGGAATCATTCTGTACACTCTAGCTTACTATGACCCAGAGAAAGTATCAGATGGTTGCATTTCATTTTGTCAGGACTTCGTAGATGTATTTCACACCATCGAGATAAACGATGTACCATATGAAGACGAGATGCGTAAACAAAACTATATGTGGTACACTGCAACTTCTCGACCATCAAACACTTGGAATAACTTCAACTTCTCTGCCCTGAATAAAAATGATGGTACACGTAATAAAATTCATTCAAGGTTTTCTAATGGAAAACTTGTTCAGTTTGACTATGATGCCTTCCACATCAAACTACTTGCTAAAATTCTAGACTACAAGTTTAATAAACATCCATACGAAGAAATTGCAGAAGAACTGAATCTCAACATTCCATATGATGAAGTAAAGTCAAGAGTGTTTCAAAATATATATGGAACTATTACCGACCAATTCCTCCAACATCCGTTTTTCCAACAAGTTCAGGCAATGATTGATGAGTTATATGCCGAGTACCAAGAACGTGGATATATTGAATCTTATTTCTATCACAAAAGATTCCGTGATATAGAAAACCCAACACCGAATAAGGTCTTTAATTACTTCTTACAATCATTAGAGACAGAATATAACGTCCGCAAAATAAAAACGTTTCTACCCCTACTGGCGTCCACAGGAGCGGTATTCTGTATGTACTTGTATGATGCATTTGTGTTTGATATACCAACCCAATCGGATGAACTTATACAAACATTAAAACGTGCTTTTGAAACTGATGGCATGACTACTAAATGTTCCGTTGGTGGTAATTTTGGTAGTATAGAACCATATTTATATACGTCAATTCCTCTTTAACTATGGAAAAAATATGCATGAAGTAATAGAAGAAATCGTAGAAGAATTATCAAGAAGAATTCCATCTGGAATAATTGATTTAACAAATGAACATCACATTCATTTATTAGAAAATATCATGACTGACTACATAGGAGACCAAGAAATAATTGGTCAATGGGTTACAAACCTGCTAAAAAAATAAACAGTTTGATTAAAAAATGAGAGAGAGGTATTGAAGGCACAATTAGTATGTACGTTTGTAAAAAAATATCAAATAGATCAAACGCTAAAAGAAATAAAGGACGAGTTTTTAGTGTTAAACAACAGAGTATTTCTTCTTAAATCAGTAAATGTTCAAAACGAATTAATTCTTTCTTATAATGTTTTACTGGACTCACACCACGAGTTTTTATCCGGATCTATATTGGTTCATAGAAAAACAGAAACAAACACGATATATACGATAAATGCATTGAACGAATTGATTATGAATTTGAACAATGGTGTCTTAGATAAAAGATTCCCGATTGAGTGGGAAAGATACCAAGATACATTGCTGCTGAAAAGACCAGATGGTTTGAAGCTTCTAAAAATAGAAACCATAAAGGTTTATAACATTTAATTTTTTGATTTCTTTATATTTATATACATGAATACCGTTAAGTACGATAAGCTAATCGAAGAAACCAATCTGTTGATAAAACAGATGAGGGAATCTTTTTCTGTTGTCAATGAGGGAGAAGGAATAGACAATTTATTTGACGAACTCCATCAAATTCTTTCTAAGATAACGATGCTTCCGAACAACACTATTAATGCAAACAAATATAAAGAACATGAAATAGTTGACGCACTTAAATCCATCGGGTTTGAATACAAGAAACCAATGGGTATAAAACTTCATTTCTTTAATAAGAAAACAAGTATAAGCGTTTATCTTTCACAGAATACAAGATACATAACACTTCAACCGTAGGAGCTATAAATGAGAGAATCGAAAACACCTTTAACAGAAGGAATGGCAACTGATTTGTCACCAACAATGAAAATGGTGTACTTCATAGATCTGGGAAATTTCTTGAATAAGAAAGTCGGTATGATGATTTATATGTTTCCAAATGTGGGTGGACGTAAGCTTTATCACTGGGTAAAAACGGCCGGTTCATCTGATGTTTATGCGAATAACTCAGAAAAGTTGGAATCAATTTCATCAAGATTTATGAACAATGAAACTCTTACAAAACTGTATGAAACGGTGAATACACTCAAAGAACAAGAAACTCCACCGGAAGAAAATGATGCAAGAGTTAAAGATATACTGCTTGTTTTTGTAAAAATTAATCGTTATATTAAAGAACAATTAACACAAGAAGAGAAAACATTGTTTGGTGAAATTCAAAATACAATCGGTCCAGCTGCATCAAATGCCTCAAAATCAATTGAAGGTTCTATCGGTGCAAGTACATCACAATCCGAACCCGAACCCGAACCTGAACAAGAAGAAACTCCTGAAGAACCATCCGATGAAAAACCAAAAGAATCAGAAGAAGACTCTTCCATGAAGAAAGAAAATATTGAAATGCGTATAAAAAATATAGTTGAAGAAATTTTAAGAAAATCTGCAACTAATAAATAATTGATGGATTTTTTATCCACACCCTATTGACTATTAACATTTAATTTCGTATATTAGTATTATCAGTTAACAATTGAACAGATAACAGTTATCAGTTCACAATTATCATTTATCTTTTAGGAGCACTTATATGGCAATCAATCTTGATGCTATCCGTAACCGTTTAAACAATTTGAAGAATGCAAACAGCCGTTCAAATATTTGGAAGCCAGAACCTGGCGAACACCAAATCCGAATTGTTCCGTATATCCACAACCGAGAAAATCCTTTCATCGAGTTGTTCTTCCACTACAATCTTATAAAGAAGTCCGTAGTTTCACCACAGTCATTTGGGAACCCCGATCCAATTGTTGAATTTGCAGAAAAGTTGAAGCAAACGGGTTCAAAGGAAGATTGGTTGATGGGTCGTAAGTTGGAACCAAAGATGCGAACCTATGTTCCTGTTATCGTCCGTGGTCATGAAACTGACGGTATAAAGTTTTGGGGATTTGGTAAACAAATTTACCAAGAACTTCTTTCATTTATCGCAGACCCCGACTACGGTGATATTACAGACTTGAAGACTGGCCGTGATCTTGTAGTAACTGTAAAGTCGGCAGAAGAAGCCCGTAAGAGTTATGCAGAAACAACAATCCGCATCAAGCCAATGCAAACACCGGCAACCGAAAATTCTGACTTTATCGAAAAGATCAAGCAACAACCTTCTATTACAGAACTTTATCCAGAACCAACGTATCAAGAGTTAAAGTCATATCTTCAGTCTTGGTTGGATGAATCTGGAACATACAGTGAAGAAGTGGCCTACAAGAAGCCGGCCGAAACAACAACTCAATCATCAACAAAGACAGAAATTGAAACTGCATTTGATGACCTTTTTAACTAATAGGGGTTAATCATGGCAAAAAATAAAATGGAACTTACCGATGAACTCGGTGGGTTGATTGCTGAAACTATCAACAAGCAATTCAAATCTCAAAATCTAAAAACGGCATACTTCTTGGAAGGTGATGAAGATGCACCAACCATCGTGAAGGAATGGGTATCTACAGGGTCAACTATTCTTGACCTTGCCATCTCAAACAGAAAGAATGGTGGATTTCCCGTTGGTCGTGTTTGTGAAATAACAGGATTAGAGCAGTCAGGAAAATCTCTATTGGCAGCTCACACCCTACTCAGTACTCAAAAACGTGGTGGTCTTGCTGTTTATATTGACACGGAAAATGCACTTTCAACAGAGTTTCTTTCGGCCATTGGTCTCAATCTAAAAGAGATGTTATACATTCCACTGGAAACAGTTGAAGACATCTTTGAAACGGTGGAAGTTATTGTTGAAAAGATTCGTTCTTCGGATAAGAACCGACTCGTAACGATTGTTGTTGATTCTATCGCAGGTGCGTCAACAAAGACAGAGATGGCCGCCGACTTTGATAAGGATGGTTATGCAACCGCAAAGGCAATTATAATTTCAAAGGCACTGAGAAAGATTACAAATCTTATAGGCCGAGAAAGAATCTGTCTTATATTTACAAACCAACTTCGTCAAAAGTTGAATGCACCAGCTTTCTCTGATCCGTGGACAACTCCCGGTGGTAAAGGAATTCCATTCCATGCCTCTGTACGAATTCGTCTATCTGCTCTTGGTGCAATCAAGGCAAAGATAAATGGAATCGAAGAAGTAGTGGGTGCAAAGGTAAAGGCGAAACTCGTGAAGAACAGATGTGGACCTCCCCAACGAACTGCCGAGTATTCCGTGTATTTTGATAGTGGAATAGATGATTTTTCGAGCTGGTTGGAAGTGATGAAAGATTACAATCTT